GCCACTGTCACGGTGCCGGAGAGAACGGTCCTCGTGACCTGCCCGGTATCAACCCACCGCAAGTACCAGCGGTAGGCGATCGCCGGCGAGAGCGCCGCGGTCTGCACCTCGGAGAGACCGATCGTGATCTGACCCGCCGCGAGGTTCGTGTTCGAGATTGAGAAGGTGGCCGCCGTCGCGCCGATGCCTGTCACGAACCCGGTCCCGCCGCCGCCGGAGGCGTAGACAGCGGTGACGTAGACGGCCGTCGTGATCGTGTACCCGGTGAGGTCGCGGTCGAAGTCGAGCGCGATGGCGACTTCATCTCCGGCCACAAAAGTGATGTCGAGGGTACCCGGCGTTTGCGCGAAAGTAGCCATTAGTCCATTTTAGCCTTTCTGCGGGCGTTCTTGATTGCTCGGCGGACAAGCATTCTGCCGGCGACATCGATGAAGGGGAGGCCGCGGGCCTCTGCTTCCGCACGCATCACGGCGACGACCTCATCGATGCGTTCGGGCTTCTCGCACTCATCCGGTCCCCATGCGTCCATCTCGGCGGCCTTCGCTCGGCACTGGCAGGTCGGCGTCGGCTCAATGCCGAATCGTTTGAGTAACTTTGAGAGTTCCGTGCCGGGGCCGGATGAAGGTTGTGGTGACGGTAGTTCATAACCCGGCTTCGGATGCCTCGGGTACGCAGAGTGCTCGGTGTCGATCGTCCACTGATCGCCGTTCTGCGCGATGACGCATGGCATTACCTCATCGATTGTGTAGCCACGCTGCACGCACCGACTGTTCAGATTATTTCTGTGTGTTGTTATCAGGGCAGAGGATTGGTTTCGCATGGGATTCCGATTCCAAATCCGTTGTAGTTTTCGCTCTCGCCAATGACAGACAGCGTCAGCGCTGAAATCTCCCCCGAGAACTCTATTATTCCGCTTCCCTCAAGGCCAGTTAGCGTCGAACCGTCTTTTTGGAGACACTGGCCCGGCTGCAAGCACTGGCCGAATACTGAATGCGCTCCTTGGCTGTAGATAGAGAATTCCTCCGAAAACTGCCACGTCACTGATATGCTTACGGCCGGAGGCCGTCCGGGGTTTCCGGCAAAGGCACCAAGCGATAATATTGGCATTACTATTCTCGTGGCAGGCACAGAAAAGTCGATTGAGTATGTTTTGTCGCGTGACGTGTCTGTAAGAGCCACAAGAGAATTTGTTCCCGGTGTGCTGTTGCAGGGCCACTCATACGCTGGGCCTGTAAAGCCTCGAAAATACTGACCAGTTGATGGCGCCCTAGGGACAATTGGACTACCTGTAACGCTGACGTTTATCTGGCCGCCGTTTACTTGGATCATGCCCGTTGCTAGCGATGATGTGATGCTGGAAAACGACGCATAGCAAATCCTGCAACAACACGGCGAACACTGACTCCCAAGCATCACGTCAGCACTCCGCGGCGATGAGGAACCACGCCGTCCCTTCTTTTGCTACAGCGCAATTCTTGATGGTGGAGGTTGCGGTGCTGCCAGTTATGTTCGCGAACAGGTTTGTTGCACTCAGAGTATTCGTCGCGCCCGGGACATACTTGAGGTTGACAATCCTCGTCGCATTGATCGCCCACGATCCGGTGAACGTGCATATCCGAAACACACGCGGCGCCTGCGAGTCCCCCTCCAGCGCTACTGGAATGCTACGGACTCCTGAGCCGATAATGTCGCCCTCGGCGGCGTCGACTACGCGACGGACTCGCGACAGAAGGTTCGGCCCAAGGAGAAATCCGTCAGCCATGTCAGGTCAGCCTCAATGCAAATTCAGCGAAGTCCATCGATGGCTGCACTTGATAACGATAGACGAGCACTTGCCGGTCGCTCTTTGAAGACCGTGCGGACCCGTCGTCGTTGAGTGCGACCGGCTGCGCGCTGGGCCTCTGGGCCGTTTTGCCTTCCAAGCCACTGATGCGAACCTGAGCACGCATTTTCTGTCCCACCGTCACTCCGCTTGGCAGGGCCAAAGGTTCCTTGATTCTGCCGCCGTCTTCGGCGTCGAGCGGTTGTGCGTATTCCTCGCGTATGTCTGGAACGGAGTTCGGCTGCCACGCATACACGTTGAAGCCGGACTGCGGCTGCAACACGTCCCACCCAATATTTTCTTTGATCGGCGCGCCGACGTAGTTTGGGCGGTACGCGAACTCAAACGAGCAGACAAAGCCTCGATGAACCATGCTCCCCCACTGCTCTACGGTCGGGCGCATTTGCACGCCGCGGAACATGACTGTCCTCGGCTCCATGCTTAGTGGGCCAATATTGAACCCACTTTGGTTCACGTATCCGACTTTGGTGCCAAATTGGACTGGGTTAATGTACCGAAATTCTTCGACAACCACCGTGATGATCGGTGCGAGTTTTGTTACACCCTCATAGAGGTCGCCGACCGGGTTCACGCATGGAATAAAATCTGGTTTGTTTGAGTCTGGCCCTGTGATCGCTTTCCACAGGTACGCCGGCACCTCTTGCAGGCTCGTTGATACCGACCAGTTCGGCGGCCGTATGTCAGGCGAGAAAGACTTGGGGTCCGCTCCGCCGCCTCCTCCTGCGCCGCCATCCTCGCTGCCACCCGCTGTGGTGCGATAGTTGAACGTCGCGACGACCACCATCCTGCTGTCGCCCTCGTACTGCGCAGAGTACGAGGTGCAGTACAGTCCTTCCTCGCTCGGATGTGGGTTGCCGACCTGAATCCCGCACTCGTTCGCGATGTTGACGTACTCGCCAACGTCGGACTTGATGATCCTGAAGACCCGCGTCGTCGATGCCGCGACCTGACCTTCGTCGGCGGAGAAGTCGTACTGGACGCCGGAGTAGACCTCTTTCACCATCTTCGGCATGGATCAGCCCTCCGTGATGTCAACTCGGAGGCGGACGCCGGAGACGCCGATCGCGACGTACTCGGTGCCGCTCGTCATCCTCGTGATCGCCGGCTCGCCGCCACGGAGCGTCGCGAACCCGACGAACGAGCCGCCGGCCTCGATGCCGATCTGCACAGTCGACGCCGACGCCGTCGCGAGGTTCCGCAGGAACGCCATGCCGACCGTCGACAGGTTCGCCGTCGATATGACGGTTGAATTCGTCGTGAGGTCGTAGACGACGCTCTTGTAGCCGGCCTTCGCCATCGAGGCCGTGATCTGGCTGATCTGAATCTGGTTCGACAGGTTGTCCTTGTCGACCTTCAGCGTCATGGAGTAGGTGATGTCTGCCACGCTAGTGACTCCTTTCAGTTGGCCGTGCCGATGCGCTTCTGCAATTCATCGATACCGGCGTCGATTTGATTGAGAACGCTGGTTTGCCTCTGCAACTCGGCGATGTTCGCCGCGGCTGCGGAATCGTCTCCACGCATGAGCCTGTTGAGTTCCTGCTGGCCTTGGAGCGTCGAGGCGTCGGACGCTTGGAGCGCGGCCCGCGACGGGCCAACCGCGATTGAGTTTCTGACTTCTTGGGCAAGTGCGGCCAAGTCAGGGGCGAACTGCTGCGACAGGGCCAAGCGGGTGTTTTCGATGGACTGCTGTGCGGCCCTCTGGTCGCCTGCCCGCTGAAAGAGGAGCGCCTGCTCGTTCGCTGCGCCTATCGCGTCTGCTATGCGACGCTCCTGCTCGCGGGACTGTGTGATACCGGCAGGATTGACGTCCTCGATGGCCCGCCGGCGGGCCTCGCCACGGAGTTGCTCAAGATTGCGGTCTGGCACGATTCCGCGGAGGTCGCGAAACGCTGTTTCGATGTCCGCCAACTGCTGAAACGCCTGCACGGCCGAACGCCGCGGGTCTCCGCCGAGGAGGTCGATGCCCCTCGCCCCGTCGCCCTGCGGCTGGTTTTGCTCGCGAAAGAGCCGCTGGACGTCGGCCTGTCTCGCCCGCTCTTGTTCCAGACGCTGCTCCGCCTCGACGGCGGCACGGGTCGTGGCGGTGAGCCGTTGGATCACTTCCGCCCGTCGCTGCTCGAGCGCGACCTGCTCTGCCTCAAGTTGCAACGCGCGGGCGATGTCCTGCCGACCGCCGGTTGCACTCGCCGTCCTCGTGGCCTGCTCGCTGGCCTGCCGCACGGCCTCGATCCTTGCAGTCAGGTCGGCGACCTCCGGGTTCCTCGCAGCACCGGACTGCGCGAAACCCAACTGGCTCTGCAACCGCCGGAGCCTGCTTTCGGACGCGCTTACGTCCGACTGCGCCCTGTCCCGCTCGCGCTGGAGGTCTGCCAGCGGCCTGCCGGTTGAGTCGGGAACCTGAAGGACGCGGCGCTGGGCGTCGGAGACCGCTCGGTCGCTGGCCTCTCGTGTTTCTTTAACTATTTCCCTGAGCGGGGCCAGCAGAGAATCAATAGCCTCCGCAGATCGCACCGAGCCGGCTGCTTGGTCGATGCGTGGCGATAGATCGCGAATCCTCGCAAATTCCCTGTCAACGACGCCACGAATCTCGGATGGCGTTCGCCGCACCTCTCTGCCTTGACTGTCCACTCCGGCCAGAGCGTTATTGATCTCCGTGAGTGAGTCTTTGATGGATTGCGAGATAGCATCCAAGTCGCTAGCGAGCGGTCGAGCGGATGCAATTCCGTTGCTTATCGATTCCTCGACGCTCCTCTGTGCCTCTTCGACCCGCTTTGATGCGGCATCTGCTGCCGAGAAAGCGTCGCTGACTGCGCGTGTCGTTTCGCTTTGGAAGCCAACCAATATCCTTTGTCGCAGTTCCTCAAACACGCGAACGATTTCTGCTGACTCGTTTGCGGCGTCAGTGCTGAAGCCCGCTAGAGTCCTGCTGGTTGTGCCTTTGAAAAGGTCGATCGCTTCCTCTAGCGCATCCGCTTGCGACCTAATGGCTTCTCCCGTGGTCCCGAGATCAATACTTCTGGCAAACTCTCTCAGCCTTTCGGCGGCAACGCGAAACTCTACGTCCGTGCTGCCGGACAAGAAATCGACCGACCTTCTTATTCCTTGCCTGCTCTCACGCAGTTGGTCAGCAACATTTGCGACGTCTTCAAATATTGAGACCAGTTCTTGCCCTGTCGGGACCGAGCCCGCCGTGATTGGTGCTCGCCTCCGCCTCTCAAAATCTTGGTTGAGTGGCCCAGACGGCAAATCAAGTCCTGCTGTTCGTCCCTCACGAAACCGCCGTGTCGTGTCTTGGCCGACGTTCCTCAACTCCTCCAGTTGTCTTTGAAGGGCCACTCGTCGGCCGACGTTTGCCTCGTTCTTCAGTCGCTCCTCAATCAATCCGATGTCCGTGCGACGGTCTCTTACTGCCGAAGATGTCGCGGACAATCCGCCTTCCGACACCTGCGACTGAAGGTTCGCTATTTCGCGTAGTTGGTCAGCAAGTTCTGCGGCTGCCTGACCGGCTTGCGAAAACCCGCGGGTTGATATTTTGCTGGATGCATTCGCGAATGCTGATGCCAGTCGCTCAACGAGGCTCTGCTGCTGCTCAAGTGCTTCGTTCAGGGCGCTTGTCTGCAATTCAGCCGTGCGCCCGCTGTTCGCCCACTTGATCAAAAAAGCGATTGCCTGAGCGCCAACCGAGGCGCTGATGCCGGCGATTAGGCCGTAGGTGCCGCCGATGACGAATCCCAACTGCGAAATGTTGTTTCCGACGGCCCTCAGTCGCTGCTCAATGCCGCCGGTGACCGAGAAGAAGTCGTCCACGGCGAATGCGGCCTGCTGGATCGCGAGTCCGCTGTTTCCGAACGCTCCGCGACCGACGTCGCCTGCCCGGTTGAGGTTCTCGGTGAGACGGCGCACGCTGATGCCTGAAACGGCGGCGGTCGCGTTGACGGCACTTTGCTCGACCCTGTTGATTTCAGCCGCGAGCCTGCGGAAGCCGCCCTGTGTGTTCGCTGCCTGCTGGAGCGTGGCCGCGTACCTGTCGGCGGCGGCCTCTGCCTGCGTGGTGTCACCCGTGGCTCTTGCAAGTTGCTGCCGCAGGGCAGAGAGCCGACCGGCGGCACGCTGGATGTCGCTCGCGTCGGCGAAGTCGCGGAACGAACCGCCGAACGCATTGAAGGCCCGCTCGGCCCGGCCGATCTCCTGCCGCAACTGCGTGACGCGCTGCGTCGCCCGCTCCAGTTCCTCCGGCGAGGCGTCGGTCGCGGCGAGGCGGAGGAGTTCGTTCTCAGCGTCGCGGATCGCCGGTATGAACCTCGTCCTCACGCCGGCTGGCAACTGGTCGATCTGGTTCTTGACCTGAACCGTCGCGGCCTCGAGGCGTGCGAACTCGGCGGCCGACGATGCGATGTCTGGGCCGAGGCGGTCGGAGATGGATTGGAGTTGGGCGGTGCGCTGGGCGGTCGGGTCTGGTGGTGTGATGACTGGTGGGAGGAACGTAGAGGCGACCTCAACACGGCGCCGGCGGTCTGCGCTCGCCTCCTCTGCGGCCGCTCGTTGCTCCCGCTCCGCTGCGATATCTCCGATTCGCTGTTGAATCGTGCGGCCAGTGGGGTCTCTGTCGGACCTGAGCGGAGTAGACGCGCCGATGTTTGCTGCGATCTCGCGCTCTCTGTTTTGCGAGTCGATGCCTGCCTGAATCTCCTCGCGAACCCGCCGAGCCGTCTCCCTCGCCTGCTCGAGCCGGCGGACGGCGTCGTCTGCGTCCACGCCGAGTCTCGGCCTCTGCTGCACCTCCAACTGGTACTGGGCGACTAGGTCTTCCGCTTGGTTGAGTTGAGCCAGAAGCCCAGAAAAGCGTGATGGGTCGGCCGTCTCGGACGCCGCCTGCCGAAGTGCTGCGGACGAACGCAACTCTCTCGCGACGCCCGGGTTCGTGAAGATCAGTTCGTTGCCACGAGGGCCGGCGGAAGTGAGCGCCTGCAACTCCGCCACCAGTCGCGTCTGCCGCTCCAGTTGCGAGTTGACTTCTCCGAGCCGCTGCACCTGACCGTCCAAGGCACGCTGCGCCTGCGCGATCGCGGCGTAGTCCTCTTGGCGTGTGTTGCGGATGTTCTCCAGAATCGCGAGCAGCCTCGCGGCCTCTTCCGCCTCACGCTGTTGGAGCGCGACGATTCTGGCGATCTCATTGCCGTAACTGCTTCGTGCGCTCGCCGGCAGAGAGCCTGCCTGACCCTGAATCGCCGCGGCCCGCTGAAGTTCGGCTTGCAGGCCAGCCTGCTGGAACCGCAACTCCTGACCGCCCGCGAGGCCGGAGACGGCGGCGCCAGCCTCGGAGAGACGGCGGATCGAAATCACCGTCTCGTCGACGACTCGCTTGTACCGCTCGTAGTCTTGGGCGTTCTTGATCGCGCCGCGTGTGATGTTGTTCTGGGCCGTCGTTGCCGCGTTTTGAGCGCGCACCAACGACCCGATGAATTCGTTCTGGATCGTTGCCGACAGGCCCGAGAACGCCTTGGCGCTTGATCCGAGCGGCCTTGCGATGTCCTCGGCGGCGCCGACGAGAGCGCGAATCCTCGCTTCCGCCCCGCCGGTGTCGATGTTCAGGCGGTCTCGCGACCTCGCCTGAATCGCACGCTCCAGCCGCTGAATCGGCGTGAAAATCTGGTCGAACGACCGGGCGGCTGCCGAGTTGGCCGAAGAGAGCGTCGAACTGATCCGCTTGGCGAATCGATCGACGTCCTTGGCGCTGTTGTCCAGCCCACGGCTGAACTGCGCCATGTTGATCGTGCCGACGGCGGCGATCTTGCCGATGTAGTTCGCCATCTCACGGTCCTTGCGGCGGGCCGAACAACTTGGACAACTCCGCGATCATCTGCTCGTTGGACTGCGGCTTCTTCCGTGATGCCGGGATGAACACGTCCTCGTCGGGGATGCGCTTGTAGTTACCGCTCGCGGCCATGATCGTCCGGCAGATGCGTGCCGTCTGAAGCCACGGGTTCGGGAGCGGGTATATCTGGTCAAACGCAGCCCACTCGGAGAGTTCCTCGCTGTCGACGGTGTTCAGGAGTTCCTTGACGCTGCGGCCGAGCGCCAGAGCCAGCCTCAAGTAGAAGAGGCGTTCTGGGCGCTCGGCGAATCGTTTCCCAGCGCCTCCACGGCGGCCGGCGTGAAGGCGTTGAACTCCCACGCGACGTCGAACAGGCGGTTGATCACCGCGCTCGACTTCTTGTTGAGAGCCTCGACCTCGTCGTTTGTGAAGAGGCGGTCGCCGTCGGAGTTGCAGATCGTCAGTACGAGGAACCTCGTGCGGAACGACTCCATCTTCTTGTCGGCGAACGCCTGCTCGAACACGTCGCGATCGGCACCGCTGATGACGCGGACGCAGACGCTGCCCCCCCACTCGGCGACCTCGACC